GGGAGCAGCAATACCACGAGATGCTGAGTTATTGGCTCGCACCAAGTAACGGCCCCCGGACTTTAACTTGATCTCCTGTGAACCCTTGGACTCATACTTCTTGCCAAAGTCATCGACCAGTTTGGCGTGACTCTGAATCGTGTCGTCGATCTTCCAGAAGATTTCACTCGATGTAGTCAGTTTGTGAGCTGTATGGACTTGTAACTTCTGCCCCAGAGCGAACATTCTCCATAGAATCATGAGTTGCATGAAGGTAGATTTACCATTCTGACGACTGATAATCACCCCCACTTCCTTGAAATACCACTTGTCATCTTCTGTGACTTTGCAGATTTCATGCGCTAAGAATTGTTGCCAAGGTAGCAAGGTAAACCCGATTGACTCGCACCATTCGATGAAATCGATGCCGTAAGAAGGTAATTCTGGGGATTTAGTCCATATTCGGGGTTCCGTCACACCTCGGTAAGCCGTTTGAGGCCCTTCTGAGCCTATTTCAGCCTGATTAGGTATATTCACTCGGAATCATCCTGATAGTGGCTTATTGAGGCGTTTTTCGGGGTAAAAGAACTAAGGGGGGTCATGGGTATCTTGGGCTCATCAAAAAGCCTACCCCCCTTGCTGTAATTGCATTTCCTGCATAAGCATTGAAGATTAGATGGCTCATCACCACCACCAAGCTTGCGCGGCACTATGTGATCGACAGTATCACCTTCGAGACCACACTTCTGGCATGTGTATTGATCGCGCCGTAAGATAGTCGCTCTTATCTTGCGCCACTTACTCGTCCCACCTTTGTCTGTGAGTGCTGATTTTCTACTCATTACTGCCAACCCTTAGTCTTTAGATGTTGTAGTGCTTTGCAATAGTTAGGCTCATCGTACTCTGTCCATCCATAACGATGTGATACATAGAAGAAGTAAGTCCAGAATTGCTTTACTGCTGATGCAGTACGCATTGACTCACTCTTAATCTGATATAGACCATGAGTTTGTTTAGTGCCGTTCTTATTGCCTACAGCTCTTAATACCCATCTACTCTCTCGATAAACAATTTCATGATGGCATGTCTCTTGTTTGTCTGTTAGTTGTTCTTTTGCTAATTCTTTAACGTACTTAATGGCATCTATTGAGCCACTTGATACAGGAGCTATGCTCATAAATAGAGCTGTCCCACTAACGATGGCGACCACTCGCGCTCTCGCCTTACGGGCGCGTGCTGAGCCCCTGAAGGGCTCTCGCCTGAGAGTACCACGCCAGTCAAATAGGTTCATGTATAGCCTTTCCTATAATCTCATTATGTGAGATGTGAATTAGATCACAGATATCTTAAACTCGATGTGTTTGCCTCGATCGCTAAATCCATAATTACATAGATTGCAAGCTGCTACTAGGTTCATTGGATCATCCGTTCCACCCCTACTAGTTGGAATCACGTGATCGACAGTATTAGCCTCATCCCCACAATAAGCACAGCAATAATCATGCATTTTTAGAATGATAGCTCTTCGCTTGCGCCATCGATTAGAACTGCCGTGAGTGTATTTAGATACTGGATATAGGCCTAACATAACTGGGTGAAATACCGGCAATTTACATGCTTCAAGTTTCTGATATCTATTGCCTTTTGTTCTTGTATTAATTGCTTTAAGTTTTCTACCAGTTGAAGATAATCGTTGCTGATATAACTGATTGACCACCGATGCATAGGATCTACCTAATGCTAACCCGATTTCTCTAGCATGTTGTTTTAGATAGTTTTCTTTCAGGTATTGGATTTCTTTTTCATTCCAAGCCGATGGTTTTATCATCGATTATCCGTACTATAAAATCCTTGCCCCCGGAAACTGACTGAGACAGAGCTGTAAACCTTGTGCATAGATGAATGGCAGAATGGACACTCCAAGTCATGCGGCTCATTGATACTCATCCATTGTTCTATTCGAGCATTCGATTCACAATTCTCGTTATCGCACTCGAACTCATAAGTTGGCATCTGGATCCACCTGACATGTTCTGCATGTTTCGGTGAACGTCCATACGCCACACATCTTGCATCTCATAGGCTCTAGTTTAGCAAGATCATCGCTGAAATCACCGTAACCTGCTTTAAGCAGTAGATCGACCAGGTCGCCCAATCTCATGAATGCAAGGTAGTCCTGTGGACTCTTCTCCCCTTGACCATTCAAGCGAGCAACTACTAGAGGTAGCCCACCAGTTTTAGCAGCTCTCTTAGTAACCTGATCGATCCACGCCTTTGGCTGGAACGCCGATCTAGCTTTAACTTCCATGTCGAACGGGACATGTGTTATATCTTTTCCAGCCCCTCGACCGATATCTGCATGTGGCCACCATTCCGATAGGAACCTAGCGACCACTCGCTCAGTCGAGAATCCCCGGTATTTACGGCTTTGTGAGGCCATTGACCGCGTGGCACTTAGAACATGACCAGCTCTTATTAGTGAGGTTTACCTTGATGTCTTTGTAAGGTATCGAATCATTACATAAGCAGCATCGAGTCGTAAATGTAAACTCTTCTAAGATCGCTATGATTTCTTTAGATCGATGGATCTCATCTTCAGTTGGGAATGACTCCCATTCGCCATCTTGATTCTGGAATTGTAAACGTCCCATTAAACTTTTTCCTTTTCTATTAATCTTTCTAATGTATAAACTCGGTAAACCAAGTCAAGGTTTCTCTGTTCTAAATCTCTAATTAGGAGCCTTGTCGTCTCGTGCCAGAGTAATAAACTTTTAACTGATTTTCGCAATTTCATTACATTCTCGACTTCTGTCGTTGCCATGCGCCTTCTTTGTTGATCTCGTACCAGATAACATCGTTAGGAGATGGGCATCGAGTGAGTTCACCAGTTACAGCATAAGGACACTTAAAGTGTCCCCAGGGCTTGTTAGCCTTTGTCGTTCCCGTCTTCCAGATCATGTCTCCATGTTGGCACCGGGGAATGTCCTTCTCGGTCTGGCCGCCAATGATTTCTTTCACCGTCGCAACGGCTTCCCCCATTGTGGGCGGCATAGTCGCTGGCTTGATAGTCCATGGATCATCTTCCTTTACTACTGGGATGTATTCGCCAGATGTTTCAGCCATCTTGGCCTTTACTTCTTGAATGGTTGCATCTTTAGCCTTCACTCGGTTTACCTTCTCAGCTTCTTCTCGGCTAATTGAGTTCTTTTCAGTACCAATACCAGCATTCTTAGCGGCAATTCCAATCGCGGACGTTTCGCAGTTCTCAAGCGCAAAGTCCTTGTTCACGCCTCGATCAGAAGTGATCTCCCTGGCATACCCAGTTGAGAAAGGACGTTGATCCTCATCGTCTCGGTATAACTCAGCTGTAAATACCACTCGACTAGCATCCTCATAGATCAATTTGGTGATGATTCTTCCCATTGGAAACATTTCTCTAAACAACTTGATTCGTTCGCTAACCGTGGTGTATTCCGATAAATTAAACATATAGTTCATTCTCCTCTGTGTGAATTTGACCTGCTATTGCAAGATAGGCAGCAGCGTCGATGTATGTATCGACTTTTGCAGACTCCATACTTCGTGCAAGTTTGACCAATGCCATGCATGATGCCACTTGATAGTCAGTAATAGGCATTTCGAGGAATGCACTCCATAGTCGTGCTGTTCGCTGCATATTGTCTGACGGGTGACCGTAGTCCATTCCACGATCTTGAATGATTGCTTTTGCTGCTGTAAGGAAATCACCTGCGTTCACACTCGCACCTTCTCTTTTGATTCGTAGTATTCTCGAACGGCTTTACGCCCTTGGAGATACCCTACCCTCATGCCGACAATGCGGCCAATGTGGAAGTAAACAACAGCCATTGAAATCATGACTAGGAAATCACCTAATGATGGATCAAACATCTTTGCTCCCTTGTCGGTTGGTTGGCCCGACGGGATAAGAATGCCAGATTGCTAGGACAGGTCAATCATATTTAGATAACGAAATGGTAACGATTCTGCGTCGTCGATGTGATCATCGATGTCCCGATCTAGGTCGTTATCTAGGTCGTCCATAGCGTTTACCTGAGACCACGAATGTGCCGTCCTTCTCCAGATAGATAAGATCGACTTGCACGTTCTTTCCATCGACGTACATAATCGCGAAAGCTTGTTGCCAGTTGGCAGATCCTTTGGTGTATGAGGCCTTGCTAAAGTCCATAAGGTTGCCTACTTCAACTCCATGCAGAACACGCCCTATACGGCCTCCAGAGGCCTCTGAGAAGGACGATCTACCTGCCCTGTGAGTATGTCCTGATATCACGCTCTTGCCATGCCTACGAGCCGCTTCTAGGGCTGATAGACCGCCCTGTGACTTAATAGGGGTATGGTCGCCGTGAACTGCAATCCAACCCGGTGCGATGTTGTAAGGCTTCTTGTGAAAGGTAATGCCCAATTCGTCTAACTGCATGAACTTCTCAAATCGAAGCTCTGGCAAGGATAGGAATGAGGGTATCTTCCTCATGATCTGGTTATAAAGGCGATCCGTGTGATTGGATCGGATCATTTGGGTTACTTGGAGATCGTAAAGAACCTGAACAGCTTCATCGCGATCTTCTCCAAGAGTCTGTTCATAAGCCTCTGGCGTCCCTTCTGCCCACTTGCTGATTGTGTTGAAATCAATCTCGTCGCCGATGGTTACTACCTCGTGCGGCTTAAACTTGCTGATAAAACTAACTAGATTTTTGACTGCGTGTCTATCGTGGAACGGCACTTGTAGGTCGCTCACTATGACTATTCGCTTCATTTAATCCTCGTCGTCATCCTCATAGGGTATGCGATCCACTCGGTCGGGGATCGATGGCATGAGCCAGTCCGGATAAGAATCCCTATCCGTTATAATCGCCAGACATAGATCAACAGCAAAACCTGCTCGCCTGAGACTCTTATAGAACTCATGCATACAGATAGCGTATTGATCGAGCTGTGAGTAAGTATCGAGATCGATGACTTTCTTCTTTGCCATGGACTTAGTGTGACTTACCTAGTAATTCGATAATTGTATCGACACGCGCTTCTAGTCGATTAACTTGATCCTTGATCGATGAACCGCCATTGGGCTTAAGTTCATTGAGGTAATGCTTTACCAAGAACTGTAGATAAGCAGCTACTCCGCCAAGGACTGTAACTATTCCTACGGCGACTGCCGCAATATCTACCGCGTCCATTACTTTTTAGGGCTCGCGTATCCGAAGACTCCAGCCACGATCGATCCAAGGATGGCACGATAGTCGAGTGCGAAGTTAGATGTTGTACCCCAGACGGCTAGGAATGCTCCGACTGCGATTACTACTGGGTGCTTCATGTTCATTCTGTCTCCGTATCTGGGATGTCTTTGATTTCAACGATGTTGTTATTTGGCTTGGTTGGGTCATAGCCGCCTATGCCATAGGTAATCATCTTTTCCATTATGCAGTCCTTAACCATACGAAAGCAGTCGCCGCTGCAACACCAAAACTCGTTGTGCTGGGAAATGCTCCAGTATGAGGATTTGATGTGTAACCAATAATGTTGCTTGCGTTTAGAGAACCAGCACCAGGGAAAGGAATTAAATAATTAAAAATTGTGGCGGAACCACCATTCCCAGTATAAGTCGCGGTGCCAGGTGCTGTTCCTTGTTGGCAGAATGCCAACCAATAAAGTCCTGTAGATAAAGTCTGATTAATTGTAATTTCTTGACTTGCGACGCCAGTAAATGCAACCGTTCCAGCATCAAGGACTAAAGTGCTTGGCTGGTTATTTGCATCGCTATCGTAGATTCCAAGCCTTACAGTTGACGAGCCTGAAAACCCTGTGTCTGCTCTACAAGCAATTCGATCAAAAGTAGTTGATTGATCTACAAAAATGGGCGATAAATACATTCTGTTATGTGTGACTGTAAAAGTAGCGTAAGTGCTTACAGGGCTTCTAAAATATGCTCCTGAGTTTCTTTTAACTATTGGCTGACGTGTTGCCGAAAAATCATAAGCAGTCTTTACAGCATTAGGAGTCGCAGCTGTTGTCGTCGATGTCGAAGATATTGAGTCGGTGAGTTGCAACGCTCCAGCGGCAGAAGTAGAACCAGCCGAGATACCGATGTTTGCAGATGTTGAAGTGCCAGAGTTTGTGATTGGCGCAGTAACGGCAATGACGCCAGATGGGCCTTGTGCGCCAGTTGCTCCTGTCGCTCCTACAATTCCTGCAATGCTAAAGTTCCAAGCGTTGTGAGAACCGCTACCTACTGCAACATCAGTTGTGAGGATAAGTGTTCCACCACCGATGTAGTTCGCGTAGCCTTCCATATAATAAGTTGGGGTATCAGAATGGATTGCTCTGATTCTGTCGCCAGTATTAAACGCACCCGCGTAACCACTAACAAGAGTAAAGGTCTTTAGACCTGTACCGATGGTAATAGTTGAAGTTGAAGTTACCCCTGAATAACCTGCGCCTGTAGCGCCTGTTGCACCAGTATCGCCTTTATCGCCCTTGTCGCCTTTAAGTCCAGTTGAACCAGTTGGGCCTTGTGCGCCTTGCGCTCCTGGGTTTCCTTGAGTGCCTTGTAAACCTTGTGGGCCTGTTGGGCCTTGAGGCCCTGTCGGCCCCTGTGGCCCTGTTGGCCCTGGTGGACCGCCTGGATCGCCTTGATCTCCCTTTTCGCCTTTAGGGCCAGGAAATAGGTTATTAGAGCTGATCGTTACGCGACCCATTACTTACCACCTAACATCGGGATATTAAAGAACGAACTATCTGTGTCGCCCGTCTTAGTGAAAGAAACGTGGAGATGATGATTGTGCGGATTAGATCCCTTGTAAGGTCTCCAACGCCAGCCCAAGCGAGACGATGCAATTCGTCCTGCGAAGATGATGTAAGCAATTCTCTTTTCTCCAGCCTTGGCCGCGAGTCGAATCTGATCTGCAATATCGGGCATGAGGTCGGGCTTGCCTGACTTATGTACATCTCGATCGACATCGATGGCTCTAACAATTCCATTTTCGTCAGGATTGTGGTCACTAGTAGAACGCGATTGATGACGCAAATCGCCGACCCACCCATCGCTACGCCTATCACGATCACCATATGAGTCGTCGAATTGAAGTCTTAATTGTTGGCCAGCCTTGCATAGAATAGGTTTCATTATTCAGCAATAACCTCTGATTTAGTTTTAGAAATAACCGCGTCTGCCGCCTTCTGGATACGCTTGTATTCTTTAAGTTCCTCAGGTGTAAATGGTCGCTGGACTTCTTGGCCTGTAGTTGCATCGAACTCATTAACATTGTTCATGCCGTCATCCCCCATAGTTTCCATGTTCCAGAAGTAAAAGTGTTTGAGTTGATAAGTTGAACATCAATTCTAGAAATAGCAGAAGTTCCGATATAGGCTCCAGCGATTGTTTCCGTGATGTCTGGAACGCGAGTAGAGGTGATCCAGTCAGATAACTTGCCCTTAAAATTTAGCTCTACTGCCTTGTTGTCTGTTGTGGCTTGCGCGTTAGTGATCTTAAATGAGCCAGAAGATGTGTCCATTGTGGTCATAGTTCCCATGCCACCAAGCGCATCTGCAACAGTCTGTCCAATATAAGTGCTTCCACTATAATCTCTATCGGCTGCTGCCTTGTAGTTTGATCCTGAATCATTATTGAGCCTGAATAAAATCGTGGCGTTTGCGCTAATAACTACGTTAGTGAAGGTCAATAGAAGTTGCTTATATGTGCCACCAAGTCCAGTAAATGAGACCGATGTTCCGCTAGTTGAGTTTACTGCGCCGATGTAACTCCAAGGGCTCGCGCTCACGTTTACCCATTGGAAGTCCATGTCTGTTGCAGAAGCCTTCTGAAGGTACTGGCCAGATGTTCCACCTTTAAGATCGACCATAGAAGTATCGATGGCAGAACCAAGGGTACGGATCGCTAGTGCGCCATCCTTGACGTAGCCTGTGTTATCAGGTGTCGTCCATCCGAAGTTAGTTGTTGTTGCCACGCTTGCCCCTAGTCATCGTAAGTGTTCCATTGTACCG